TTAGGTGCCAGCCGTTAAAGCAGCTAAGGCGACTTCTATCAATCGTCTGTCGCCATCGCTTTGTAATTGTCCATCAGGGGAAACGGGTAAAAATGGGCGGGCAGGCAGTGTAACTGATTTGACTTTTGCAAAGCCGTTTGGCGTGGCAAAGACAAGATGGGATTTTTGTTCTGGTCTAATTGTGCCGCCAAAATGATGAATGCGAGCATAAATCATATTGGTGCCAATGGTGGCGGTTGTACTGCTTGCCGAGCTTGTAATGCTATCTCTTAGCTCGCTTGTATTGGTTAGGGTTTTGCCATTACCAAAGGCTTTACGCACCCACGCCTGTCCGCCAAAGGCTTCATTTTCAAAGTTGTCGGCGGTCATTGTCTCTAATTCTGTGGCAAGTCCTTGCATAATGACACGGCTATTGCTGGCATTTCTTAATAATTGAGCCAAAGTGCTTTGGGCTTGGCTGTCGTCTAGGTTGATGATGAGCATTGGCAAAGTTTCCTAAGTTTGGTATAATTAAATTATCCCCATAGCCCGTTCTGCGTGGGCGGAGAGAGTAACATATCGTACGATATGCCAGACTGGTTACGGTTCAAGTCCGTCAGTGCTATGGGGTTCATTTGATTTTTACAAATATCCCACCTTTGATTTGCCCTTCTATATCCCCCAAATCTTGATAAAAACCACTGATAACTTCCGCCCCTTGCTTGGTGTGTTGTATGGTTAATTTTATGGCTTGTTTGCTGTCAGTTTTATAGATAAGCAACAAATTGCTGTTAAGGGTGTCCCACAATTCATAGTCAGGTTTGCCAAAATCTCTAATAATTTTTTCTAGGGCCGTTGTATCTAAGGCATCGCTACTGACGGTATGGCGTGTATTTTTACGACCTGTAATGACCTTATCACGAAAACCCACCACAGGCGACAGCCCATCCAAATCAAGCCCTTCTTTCTCTGCCAATCTTTCAAAGGACTTTTGGGGCAATACGCCCACCCCATAAGTCCGCCCCTGTACTTGTCCATTGATTTGGCTTTGCCTGACCCACGCCAAAAACCCTGCCACTCGCACATCAGATGCCATATCTTTGGCAATCTCTTGCAGAGCGTGTTTTTGTCCTAGAGCTTGTTTGGCTTTGTCATACCAAAGTTTATCAAACAAATGACTGGCAACAGGACTGCCACCAAAGCCATTTTCGCCCAAAACTCGCTCATCATTGCCTTGTTTAATGCCCACCTTTTCGGCTTGTTTTGTCGTGATTGCTTTGACAGTACATCGGCAACCAAAGCCGTTTGGTGGATACGAGTGCGACCAAAAGGGGTCATCGTGGGCATAGACCGCTCCGTGTCTTGCCGAGTGGCTGGGGCGAGTGCGTTTGTCCAAAATAGCGGAGTATTGCCAATAAGGGTGGGTATCTGTCGCCTGTTTCATTCGCTCGTATTTGGCACTCATCACTGCCGTGCGGCGGTTCGTATGATAAATGGTTTTTAGGCGACGATTTGAGCCTAATTTGACTTGTTCAAGCTGACCTGTTTTGGGGTTTCTTGCCAGCGTTTCGCCCCACCACCCTTGCTGTATCAAATAGGGTTTGATGGTATTTTCAAAACTCTTATAGCCTGTGCCGTCTGTCATTGCCTGCTCTATCGCTTTTTTGGTGGTGGAGAGCATATCAAGGGCGGTCATTTTGGCGATTGTAAAACTTCTTGCGTGAGCCAAAGCGTGCGTGTCCGTCCAATCCCAACCGATATGCAAGCCTTTGGATTTTAGGTGTTCAATGGCTCGCTCTGGGGGCATATCAAATAAGGCTTTTAGCTCTTTATTTGTGAGTTTATCAATACTACTCATCATTGCATCCCCATTTCTTCTTGGGTGTGTAGGCGTGACAGCGTGTCGGCAATGAACAGCATTTGGGTTAGTTTGTCTTGTAGTTCGTCAATGTTCATTTTGGGGTAAAGACTGGCTAATTGTTCCAAAAGAGCGGTTTCATTATCCAAATTAACACTGTCCAAACTGGCAAAATCGCCCAGCATTTGCCCCACTTGGGCGGTCAAATCATCATCACTTGGCACGCCTATCGCCAATTTGTCAGACAAATCACCCTGCGGTGTAAAGGATTTTTCACTAAAATTGGGGGTGGTTGGTACGGTGTTTGTGGGCATTGGCTTGGTATTTAGGGTAAATTCATCAGCCGATAAATTATAAGCCCGCTCATAATAGCTTTGATTAAAAGACACGCCAAGAGCGGTCAAAATCTGGTCTCGCTCCGCTAGGGTTTTATCGCCTATTTCGTCTTCATATAGCACAAATTTGGGTGGACTTACCTTGTGGAAATTCAGCTCACAAATCCACGCCAAAAGTGTATTAAAACAGCTCTCCACCACTCGGCAATCATTATCACGAATGTCTTTTGTTACCGTAAGTCCTGCCATTGCACTGGCGTGGCTTGTGTCTTTTTCGGTGGTTTGGTCTTGACCCAGTAGAGCAATGTTAATCTCGCTACGGCAATAACGGATAAAATCATCAAACACCTGTGATGAGCCTGTTTTGCCTGTGGCTTCTTTGATTTCCACGCTACTGTCGTTGGGGATTGTCGCTACCGCATTACCCATTAAGTCTTCTAGGGCGTCAAGGAGTTTATTGGTATCATCATCAGTGTTAGAGCGAGGCTCGTGTCCGATAATCCAAGGCGAGCCAAACTTTTCGGCAAACTCCGCCCAAAACTTTAAACCACCCCGTTTAAAAACAGTCGCCCAATACACACAAGACAGCTCGGCTGTGCCATAAGGATTGGTAAAACTGGCGTTATTGGTTGGGCAAAGGATTTTAAAGGGTGGTGGCGTGATCTTGGTAATGCCGTCAATCAGCAAAAGCTCGCCATCAGCGTCAAAGCCTGTCCATTCTTGGGGGATTGCAATGAGTTTGACAGGTATCCAAACACCATTTTTAAACTGCCAAATCACTTCAATAGGTTGGTAGCCATACAACACCGCCTCTAAAATCTGTCCAATCAACCCATAAATGTCTAGGCTGTCAAAAATCTGGCCTATGATGGTTTGCTGTTTGTCAGACAAATCACTGTCAAGGCGGTAATTTAAGCCCGCCACACTTGCCTTGCGGCGGCGTACCGCCCCTGCCACAATGGGGTCAATGAGTAATTCACGATATGCTGACAGACTAGATTTACCCAGTCGTCTTAGGATAATGTCAGGATTTGGCAAAATTTGGCTAAATCCATATAACCCAAAATAGCGGTGGGCGGTGGCGATTTGGGTGGAGAGTTCTTTTTTGTCCAGTTTTGGGGCTTGGGTAGGGTTTGTCATTTAGAATCCTTGGGTGAGTTTGCTTTTTCTTTTAACTTTGCGAGTGGCAACCTTAATTTGTCCAACATTGAGTTCACGGCTGGCATAATGAGCAAGCAATAAAGCAATGCCCGCATCTCCGTGGCGTTTTTTACCATCTGCACCCTGCGTGCGAGTGGCGGGAATGCGTGGCACGCCATTGATGAGCTCAAAGGCTCGCAAGTCGTTTAAAATATCTTCGTCTTTGGGTAGGTCGGTAAGTGTGCCATCTTCTAGGGCGGATTTAAAAGGAGCGGTGTGGGTGCGATACCAACTTTCGGACAGCATAATAGCCTCTATAATGTCCGCTCCAAATGTGTCCTGCATTTTTTCGGCAAGCGATTGACCGTTACCCCGAGCATCAAACGCTCCGCCCCGCAAATTGGGCAATCCTTTTAATAAAGCAATCATAATCTGCTCTTGCTGAGCAAAGGGCATATTGCCCAGTTCTAGGATAAAGGGTGGTTTTAGGATTAAATTTGGGTATTGCAATAGTGGCACAATCACAGTTTTGTCGCCACTTCTGGCAAAATCCTCGCCCACAAAGCTGATACGACTTTTATCTAAGCCGTCAAGGAGTGGCTCTAAGGTGTCTGTTATCCAGTCATCAATCTCTTTGGCACGGCTATATTCAGGCAATAAAGCAAATTCATCGCTTTTATCAAGGCGAATGACAGGCGTATAAGGGCTCATACGACTTTCAATTAAAGCACGATTCAGCCATTTGCCACCACCATTTTTAGGAATACAATCCAGCTCTTCTTTGGCGTCCTCGCCATAACTTGCCCGAATGTCCGCTATCCACTGCCTTTCGCCCTCTGGCGTCCACTCTATGCCAAGCCTTAGACAAATGCGTTGGTATAAACCATCGGCAATGGCATCATCAAAGCTAATGCGGTGTAAAGAATAAGGCTTTTTGCCTGCTCTGATGTCATTGACAAGCTCATTAAAGGCATTGTCCACCCCATCGTGGGTAGAAATAATATGAACCTGACCGCCCCACATTAACAGGGCCATCGCTGATTTTAATAGCTCTGGCAAGTTTTCGTGGAAAGCTGCTTCGTCTAAGATGACACGCCCTTGCTTACCACGCAAGTTGTTGGGGCGAGATGACAAGGCGGTAATGCGGTGTCCTGACGCAAAACGAATGACAAACGCCAAAATCGCCTGTCTATCATCGCCATCGACAAAGATTTCCTCAGTCTCTTCCACTTCTTCGGCAACCAGCCCATAAAACTTCGCCCAGTTGCCACAGTCGTGGATAAACTCTAATGCCATATCTTTGTTATAGCCAACATACCAAACATTCATTCCATTTGTTCTAGCTGACAAAAGAGACGAGTCGCCAGCTTCAGCCCAAGTTAAGCCAATACGCCGTGATTTTTCACACACTTTAACCGCCGATGTGTCAGCACACCAGCGTTGTTGGTAAGGCAATAACACCATTGGACTGCGAGAAATGTTGCTAATTTCCTGACTAAGTTTGGTGCGTTTTGGCTGGCTCATTCTCCAATCCCCAAAATCTTACGGCGGATTTCGTCAGCCGTCTCATCTGAAAGCCCGCCTTTTTTGACTGCTTTGGCGACTTCGCTGGCGGTTTGTTCAATTTTGACTTGTAATTTGGCTTGATATTCTTTTAAATTGGTACTTGCCGAAGTCAAAGCAGCAATATTTTTGGAGGCTTTGGCAACCATATTAAATCGCTCAACCGCCCCCAAATTGTCCATATCGCCAATTTCCACAAGTGCGTCAAACAATTCGGTCTGCACCATTGCCATCAGTGCTTCCGAGCGAGTGTCGCCCTCATCAGACGCCCCTTCTGCAATCAGCCGTGCCGCCTCGGTGCTTGCCTTAATACTGGCAAAGCGTTTTTGAATTTTTGCCCCATAGCGATGCACTGCACTTCTGCTAATTTCATAGCCTTGCGATTTTAGCCACTCGGCAAGCTCGGTGTAGTTGCCAAAGCCATTGTCGGCAAGTTTGCGTTCTAATTCGTGGCGGACAGTCTCTGGCAACCGCTCAACACTGCTTCTTTGTGCCATACCACCCCCTAAGATTGCCAGTATTTTTCAGGTCGCCCAATACCTAGCGGACAATCGGTGGTGTACTCGGCAATGTCCACGCCTTGATAAGTCAAGTCGGCATACCATACGCCATTGGGTTGTTTGGTGAGTTGGACAAAGCTGGCATTGGATAAGTATTCAAGTTGCTGACGAAGTTCTAAGGCGGTAATGTCAGCATAAATCCCCCGCATCACATCCAGCAAAAAAATCTCGCTAGTGGTGTACGGACGAGCCTTGTGCAGGGTATTGATGATATGCCAACGCATACCTTCGCGGCGTGCTTTTTCGTTCATTGTCTTTGGCTCTCCATTTTATACAGGTCGGTTAGGGTCTTTTGAATGCTGTCCATTTTGGCTTCTAGGACGGCTTGGTTACGGATATAGTCTTCTCGTAGGACAAATTTTTCGGGTAGGACGGCTTTTTGCTCGGCAAATAAGGTCTCTAAATGCTCAACCTTGTCGGACAATTTATCTTGGGCTTTTTGGCGTTCGTCTTGCTGGGCTTGAAACTGGGCAAGGAGCATTTTGCCAAAGCCCCAACATACCCCCAAAAATGACAATAAAAAGCCAACGAGTTGCCAAAAATCAATGCTAATAAAAGTCTTATCCACTTATTACCCCCTTGCTCTTTGGCTTTCAAACTGGGTTTGGCACACCACACACCTTTGACACCCCGTAACTTTTTGTTGTCTTAAAAGCGGAATGGGTTCATCACAATCTATGCAATGGGTGCGGGTGGGTAGACTTGTCTTTTGGGTGGCAATGCGGATTTGCTGCTGTAAAATCAGCTCACTTTGGTATTGGGCTTTGTCTATTGTGTCGCTCATAGGCTCTCTCCTTTGGTGGGTGGGACGCTACCGCCCTGTGCAATCAGACAACGAGCGACTGCATAACCGCCAACCGAGCCTAAATACACAAGCCATAATTGCCAATCGGTTGTATTTAATCGCACAAACTGAACGGTGGCGACAAGGCTTGCCACATTTGCCCAAAGGCGAGTGTGCGACAGTCGTCCTGTTTTTGGGTTTGTGATAAGGTCAAGAATTTTCATTGTCAAACTTATGCTAAAATTTGGGGGATATTATGCCAAGATGAGCGTGATAAGTCCTTTAAAGCGTTTTAAAAATTGCTTGGGCGGACGGTTTGATGACAACAAAAAAAGACTTGCCAAAAACAAGTCTTGTTGGTATGATATGAACAGAGCTACTAGATAGCCAAAGCCCCCAAGTTTACGCTTGGGGGCTTATTTTTTGGCTATTTTAACTCATCAATAATTGCTTTTTGCACTTCATTTTTATAAAGCATCTCACTCAACTTAGAACCCGAATAGCCCTTTACCACAAAATCAGCACTGGTATCAGCAACCAAATCTTTAAAATCTTTGGCATTGGTGTGGGCTTGCAATGCTTTTAACGCCTGTTCTTTGGTAACAGTTAGGGTTGCAGGCTGAACAATAACCTTACTTGCATCTTTCATATCTCTAACGCCAGCACTAATGGTTAATTTATCCAAATCAGTATGAGTGAACGACTTGTAGATGCCGTAGATTAAGGCTTTTTGTTGGTCATATTCTAGGTTTTCTTTGGTGTTGGTTTCAGTGTTTAAGCCATAAAGTTCCAAGTGTACGGGGTTGTCGCCCAATACTTTGAATTGTCCCTCGTGCTGATAGTCGTTAAAGGCTGTCATCATGTCTGACACATTTTCAAAAATGACAACACCATCGCCACTTAGCTTATATGGTACGCCATCGGTCAGGCTGTCCAACTGCTTTTTATATTCATCATCGGGCAGAGCTGACTGAGTGGCTGACGGTTCAGCTTTCTCCACACTTGGAGTGGTAGTAGTAGGCTCTTTGGCGGTGTCGGTGCTAGGCTCGCCACAGGCGATGAGTGCTAGTGGAAGCAGTAGAAGTGTGAATTTTTTCATTGTAAATCCTTGTCATTTGAATGGTTGTTGGCTGAAAGTAGGTATTTTCGGTATCTTAGAATGTCGTCTAGGCATTCGCAGTCTTTTTTGAGCTTGTCTATTTTTGGCTCAATGTCATATTTGATGGCATTGCCCATAGTCGTAACCCAAGCCATAAGGCAAAGCACTGCTAAACCCATTCCCCATACACTGTGAACACCTAAAATTCGTTGGTAAACATCAAAATAAAATAAGCCAGCATAAGTCAGGATTACAAAAAGACCAGACAGTCCACATTGCAAACCTTTATGTTTAAGAGAGACTATTTCATTTTGCACTTGTTCTTTGATTTGCAAAATCTCATCATCGCTACAATGCCCAAACATTTGCCAAACGCTCTCGCCTGTGGTATTTACGCTGACATTTGCTGTTCCTGCTTGAACCAATTGTCCTATATTGCCGTAAAATTCATTTTTCACAACACATACTCCATACAACCCTATGGCATAGCAATGTCGCCAAGCGTAACTGTGCCTTGCGGATTGTTAATTTGTTGTCCAACTGAACCGTGAATGGTGTTTTGGAAGGTGGTGGCTGGCGTGTCTTTTATCTGTTCTGCTTGAATACCCAGTCCTTGCAACACGAACGCTTGTACGCTTGGGCTGGCGGAGCGAAATGCACTTAATAACTTGCTGTCCAGTTCGTTTACGCTGTTTTGGATGCGTTGCCCTGTTACAATATAAGTAATGTCTGCTCCAATCTTGGCAATCTCCGCCAAATAATCTGCATCAGGCTTACGCTCGGTGGTTTCGTAGTTCTGCTGTGAGCGTGGTGTAACTTTGCCAATGCCTGCAAATTGAGCTTGTGTAAATCCAAGCCTTTCTCTTTCTTCTCTGATTCTGTCTTTCATACGAAAAAAAATTCCAAAAAACTATTGAATACGAACAAATATTCGTATAAAATAGGCGACATAAACGAAATTTAATCAATATTGTTTAAATATTGTTAGTTTTGTAATTCTATCACAAAACAATTGGAGTAGATATGCCAAACGCCCAAAAAGTGAAAGAAAGTTTCAAAAAGCGTGGCGAAACCATCAAATCTTGGTGCGAAGCTCGTCAGTATGACCCAACCTATGTCAGCCGTATTTTGAATGGTTCAATCCAAGCTAATTATGGTAAAGCTCACAAAATCGCCGTTGAGCTTGGTTTAAAACAGGAGAATGCTGATGAGCGGTAAAGGCACTCGTATCCTACAAGTTTTTAAAGCCTTGCATAACCACCCCTTGATTGGGATTAGTAATAAAGAAATTGCCGATAACTTAGGATTTACCCCCACCCAAGTCAGCCGTGATTTGGCGGATTTAATCAGCGAAGGCTTGGTGCAAAAACTGGACAACGGCAACTATGCCTACTCTATCCGCACCCTGCAAATCGCTGAAAATTATCGCAAACAGCACGAACGACTCAAAGCAAGAATGGACGAAATCCAACGCAATGTCGGTATCGGCTATTAGGCAAAAGTGCCGACATCGGGATTTTTAGGCAAAATGGACGCCAGCGTCCATTTTAAAAAAATTAACATCAACAAAAGGTATCAAAAATGAGTGAAATTGAAAGCGTAGAAGTTATTACCGCTGATGCCATCAACCAACAAGCCCTGCACAGTATGCAGGTGATGGAGCAATGGGGTAATGGCGAGGTGTATAACGAAGCCACTTGGATTGAACGAGGTCGCCAAGCGGTTGTCAAAACCTTAGAGGGTATGTTTGAGCTTGGAAAAACTTTGATTGTACTAAAAGAACATACCGAACACGGTCGTTTTCGTGAAATTGCTGAACAAGAACTAGGTTTGCACACAAAGGAAATTACACGCCTAATGAACGCCACCAAACGCTTTGCCACGCCACAAATGCAAAAGGCTCAGCCCAAACTGATTGGGCTTGGCAAATCTAAGCTGTTGGAGCTGTTAGTAGAAGATGACGACACCCTAGTGGAGCTTGCCGAAGGGGGCGATATTAACGGCAATACGCTAGATGACATTGACCGTATGACAAGAAATGAGCTTCGTGTCGCCCTGCGTGAAGCTCGTGAAGACAGTAAAGCCAAAGACAAGGTGATGAGTGAGAAAAATGCCAAGATTGACGAGCTTGCTGAAAAACTCGCCAAAAATAAAAACAAACAGCCCAAACCTGCCGATGTCGCTCGTGAATTATCGGCACAACTGGCAAGTGCAGAAGTGTCCGCTCGCTCCGAGATTAGCAAATTAAAAGATATTTTTGATGGGCTTATGGCTCATAAAGAAGCACACGGAAGCGACCATACCGCCCTCATGGTGGGAGCTATCAATCAGCTTATCCTGGACTGTGAAATCCTGCGTGGGCAATACCTGCTACCAACGGACGCTCCGACGGGCGAAGTCCCTGTTTGGCTAACACAAGATGAGCCTATGGGGGCGGATGATAGAGATATGCCGTTGCCTTTTGATTATTCAGAAGACGAAGTGTAATAAACAATCATAAGGGTCAAAACAATGGCAACCGATAATACAGCCCCAAACCCAGCTTTGATAGAACGCCTAAGCGAAATCGCCAAAACCGCCCAAAATCTAGGGCGTGGCGAAAAATCACGCTACCTACAAACCAAAGCGGACGAGCTGGGTATGAGCGTCTCAACACTGTATCGCAAGCTAGAAAGTGTGGCAGTCAAACCTACTCGCAAAGCAAGAAGTGATAAAGGCGAGATGACTTTGACCCTTGATGATGCCAAGCTGATTAGTAGCGTGGTGATGGAGGGTATGCGAAAAAATGGCAAACGCATTATGACGGTGGAGCGAGCGGTAACGATGCTTCGTGCCAACGGTATGATACAGGCGTGCCACACAGACGGCACAGCTTTGTCAGTGGGGGCGATTGTGCGTGGGCTAAAAGCCTATCATCTGCACCCTGACCAACTGTTAGAGCCTGCCCCTGTGGTGTCTATGAAGTCTTTACACCCCAATCATCTGTGGCAAATTGACCCCAGTTTGTGCATTTTGTATTACTTACCAAGACAAGGCAAAGATACAGGACTGCGTGTCGCAAGCCACGATGAATTTTATAAAAACAAGCCTGCCAATGTCGTCAAAATCATCAATGACCGTGTCTGGCGATATACAGGCACAGACCACACCAGTGGGGCGGTGTATTGTCATTATTATTTTGGTGGGGAGACTTCGGCAAATTTGTGCGATTTTTTTATTCGTATGATGTCGCCAAAAGCTGACATCGGCAAAGACCCTATCCGTGGCGTACCAAAGATGGTCATGCTAGACCCTGGTTCGGCTAACACCAGCTCCGCTTTTAAGACCCTGTGCCAAGCCCTAGATGTGGTGGTGCAAATCAACAAGCCCAACAACCCACGAGCCAAAGGGCAAGTGGAAAAAGCCAACGACATTGTGGAGACGCATTTTGAGAGTGGCTTAAAGTTTGTGGAAGTGAATGACATTGATACCCTAAATGCCCTGTGCGATAAGTGGCTTCGTTATTTTAACAGCCAAGCCATTCATTCACGGCACGGTATGACCCGCTATCGTGCGTGGCAAAAGATAAAGTCAGATGAGCTTATCATTGCCCCACCTGCCGAGTATTGCAAATCACTTGCTTTGTCTGTACCAAAAGAAGCCAAAGTTACCCCAGAGCTTGAAATTCGCTACAAGGGCAAGGTGTACGATGTCTCAGCATTGCCTGTACTTGTCGGACAAAAAATCTTAGTCGCCCAAAATCCGTGGGAAGTGGACGGTGCTAGGGTGTGCGTGCCAATGGCGGACGGCAAAGAAACTTGGGTGGCTGTGCCAGAAGTGGTCTTTGATGAAATGGGCTTTCGTGAAAATGCCGTCATCGTGGGTCAAGGCTATAAGGCTCACAATGACACCAAAGCCCAAACCCACGCCAAAGAACTTCAAAAAATCGCTATGGGGACAGATACGCTTGAACAAGCCGAAGTCAAACGCAAAGCCAAAGCCCTGCCCTTTGATGGCAAACTTGACCCGTACAAGCACAATGACACCGTGCTGGATAATGACAATACGCTGTATCTACCCAAAAAAGGCGTACAAAGCGTGGAGCAAAGTCGCTATGAGAGAATGATTGCCGAGCCCGTCCTATCCAAAGTGGACATCGCCAAGCAATTAAAACCACGCTTAGAAGCACTTGGGGCGGATTGGAGCTTGGCGGTCAAGGTGCTACAAGAACGCTATCCTAACGGCATTGCCCAAAGTGGTCTTGATAAGGTGTTTGATGAGCTGATGGATGAGTCCACTTTTAAACAGATTTTAAAAATTGCATAAGGATGAGGAATGAAAACCGCCTTTAACAAGCTTGGAAAATCTTATCAGACCGTGGCAAATGAGCTGGGCATTAGCAAAACCGCTCTTGTTAATGCTGTGGTTCACGGTGTTTTTCCAAGCAAAAATACCAAAGCATTTAAGGCAAATCTTGCCGACTATTTTGTAAAAAATGGGGTCAGCGTACCAAGCATTTTGACCCAAAGCCAAAACCTAAAAACCCCCATAAGTCAAGATAAGGATGAACTTATGCTACTTAGAAAATCCACCCTAAACCCACAGACCCGTCGCCATTTTGGGCTCGCCAAAGACCCCTTTGATGACGAAATCCGCTCATCGGACGATATTTTTAAATCTGACGATGTCCGCTATATCCGTGAACGCCTATATGATGTGGCGAGTAATGGTGGGTTTCTTGCGGTCATTGGCGAGAGCGGTGCAGGCAAATCTACCCTGCGTGAGGATTTGCACGACCGACTTTTTAAGGACGGCAAAGCCACCACTCTCATTGAGCCGTATGTGCTGGCGATGGAGGATAATGACATCAAGGGCAAAACCTTAAAATCGGTACACATTGCCGAGGCTATCCTAGAAGCAGTCGCCCCAAGCGAAAAACCCAAAAGAAGCCCAGAGGCTCGCTTTCGCCAAATCCATAAGGCTCTGACCGAAAGCCACAAGGCGGGCAATCGCCACTTGATTGTCATTGAGGAGGCTCACGGTTTGCCCATTCCCACCTTAAAGCACCTAAAACGCTTTTATGAGTTAAAAGCAGGCTTTGACCGCTTGCTTGGCATTGTGCTGATTGGACAGACCGAGCTTGCCACCAAGCTGGCTGAAAATAACCCTACCGTGCGTGAAGTGGTGCAACGCTGTGAGCTTGCCACCTTAGAGCCTTTGACCGATGGTAAATTGGCGGGTTACTTAAAGCACAAATTTGAGCGAGCAGGGGGCGATATTAAACAAATCCTAGATGAGTCCGCTCTTGATGCCATAAGTCAGCGTCTAACCGTTAAATCTCGCACCAAAGCTGGCACGCACGAACACAGTCTGCTTTATCCTTTGGCGGTCAATAACCTAGTCGCCCATGCCATGAACGAAACCGTTTATTTGGGTTTTGATAGGGTAGATGGCGATATTATCAAAAGTATTTAAACTTGATTTAATTTTAAGGAAAAAGCCATGAATAAGCATTCCAAAAACACACACATCACCCCTGAGAAACTTGCCAACCCCTTAACGGTTGGTCAGTATCTTATCTTACAAGGCAAACGCCAAGAGCTAGATGGTATGCGTTTTGAATTATCACAAATCAAGCTCCGCCAAAACCGTCAAGCAGGTTGGATTATCCTACTGCTTATCTGCGTGATGGTGCTGATGGTTGCTATGTTGTTTGTGCTGACCTTGTAGGAGTGTGTTATGCCAATGATTTTACACATTGATGACAAGACCGACGCCAAAAACTCGCTAGGCTTGCTAATGCTAGATGAAGCCCTGCAGATTTTGATTAAGCGTGGCGAACTTGACAAAGAAAAACTGGCAACGGCGATTATAACTGCCAAAGATGATTTATTCAAACTCAACCAAGACAATGACGATGACCTGCTAAAAATGCGACTGTTTATGACTGCTCACACTTTGCAATGTCGTTATCTTGAATTAACTTAATCAACCCAATCGGAGTAACTTTATGACCACCAAACCCCAAATTGACACCATTTCAATGGAAGTTCGGGCTCACAACAAAGACGAAGCCCTAGAAGTCGCCCATAAGTGCAATCAACATATGTGCGAAGGTAAGTTTTCTTACTTTTTGACTGAAAGGCTAGCCTTTAATCAATATCTTGTAGTTTTGGCTCACAACGAAGATGAGGCATTAGAAGCCCAAGATAGATTTCACGAACGAAACAATGATTGCTAATCCAAACGGAGTAATTTTATGACACCCCAAACCCCCAATGCCCCAATCCCAGACGGCTACCGCCTAAATGACAAAGGACACCTTATCCCCCTTGATAAAATCAAGGAAATTGACAAGCTAAGAGACGAAACTGTCATTAACCTTGTCAAACAAGCCCTAAGCCTACAAATTCAAATGCGGTCTATCAAAGAGCAGTTTTTTGCTGAATTTCACAACTTCGTGGAACTCTCCGCTCAAGAGTACGATACTCATATTGGCGGTAAAAAAGGCAATGTGTCTTTGATGAGCTTTGATGGCAAATACAAGGTGCAAATTGCTATCCAAGATAACTTGGTCTTTGACGAACGCTTGCAGGTTGCAAAATCACTCATTGACGAATGTCTGCGTGAGTGGACAGCCGACAGCAACGACAACATCAAAGCCATCATTGATAACGCCTTTGCAGTGGATAAAGAAGGCAAAATCAATATCCGCCGTGTTTTGTCTTTGCGTAGTCTTAACATCGTTGATGACAAATGGCAAAAAGCAATGCAAGCCATCAGTGATGCCACCCAAGTCATCTCATCAAAAGAGTATATGCGGTTTTATGAACGAGATGAATACGGCAAATATCAGCAGATTAGCCTTGATTTTGCCAATCTTTAACCCCTAAATCAAAACAATGGCAAGAGTTGGTCGCCTTGTCATTGTCCCAACAGACCATTTTTTTAAAAGGTAAACATTATGTCTAAGAAAATCAAAATCAAACCAGAAATTGTTGCTCAAATTGCTGAGCAATCAGGCTATACTCAAACAACCACAAAGGCAATTCTTGACACGACACTTTCAGTAATTACAAGTGCATTGGCAGAGGGTTATGATGTGTCATTTAAGGATTTTGGTGTATTTAAGGTTAAGCATTGCAAGGAGCGTAAAGGGCGTAACCCCAAAACAGGCGAAAAAATCCAAGTGCCAGCCAAAAAAGTCCCATCATTTAAGGCGGGCAAAGGGCTAAAAGAAGCCGTTAATTAAACACACCAAGCCCAAATGATAAGCAGGGGCAAGCCTTGCTTATCATCACCAATTTAAGGAAAATCAAAATGAGCCAATATAAAACTAAACGAGGTGCATTAAATAAGCCCAAACTCATTCAGCTTATCCATATCGGCAAAAGTAAACTGTGCCTTGATGACGACACTTACCGCTCACTCCTTGTGGGTATGACTGGCAAAGACAGCACCAAAGCGATGAATGTTAGTGAATTAAACAAGGTATTGACAAGGTTAAAGCAGCTTGGGTTTGTGGTAACACACAAGAAAAAAGACCCAAAGCCCATAGACGATAAGGCAAGTCTTGACATAGAACAACAAATCAAACTTATCCGTCATCTGTGGCTGGATTTACACGCACTGGGAGCGGTTAGAAATGAGAGTGAGCAAGCACTGGCAAGCTATATCCAAAATCAAGCCAAAACCGCCATAGATGATTTGGATAGTGAGCAAGCCAGCAACATCATAGAACGCCTAAAAAACTGGCGTAAACGGGTAGAAAAACCAAACCAAACCAACACTTAACCAAAGGAAGCCAAAATGAGCAAATCCCGCCAACACGAATTTAGTCAAGCCCTATATGACATCATTTATCACGCCCTGCTCGGTCAAGGCGTGGATAAGACACAGGCGACCGCCATTGCCGAAGAAAGTACCGATACCGTGCTTGACGAATTTGGCGGGGAGAATTTGTACATTCCAAAAAACATCTCTGGCAAAGCCGCCCGTCGCAACCGCCAAATCTATGACGAGTTTACAGGTGACAACCACGATGAGCTTGCCAAAAAGTATGGCGTAACCTTGCAACGCATTTACGCCATCATCAAAGAACAACGCCAATTTGAGTTTAATACCCGCCAATTCTCCTTGTGGGACGATTGATGTTATCCAAACGCCCCACAAAAGGCGGTCAAAAACGGTCAAAACCGCTTTTAACGCCCTTATCCCACCAAATCCCCATATTTGCCTATATACCACCCCCAAGCCCCTAAAATTGCCCATTTTTCAAATCCTAGTAAAATTCTTAAATTCCCCACCGAATTTCTTAAAACGCTTTAAAAGACCATAATACCAAAATTTTGCATAATAGCCCAAAATTACATTGGATTTTGTTATGCAAACCTTACAACACGAAATCTTTATCGCTGGTACACGAGCCGACAACTCGGGCAAAGAAGTTACTATCACGCCCGATGACCTTAATGCCATTGCAAATGGCTACAATCCAAGCTTTCACGAAGCCCCCATCGTCATCGGACACCCAGACGACAACGCTCCTGCTTATGGCTGGGTCAAATCCCTATCCGCCAAAGGCGACAAACTGTATGCAGAATTTGGCGAAATGGACGAAGGCTTTGTGGGTCTTGTCAAATCAGGGCGTTACAAAAAACTCTCCGCCAGTTTCTACCCACCCAAACACCCAAGCAACCCTAAGCCTGATAACTGGTATTTACGCCACATTGGGTTTTTAGGAGCGTTGCCCCCTGCGGTCAAAGGCTTATCGCCTGTGAGTTTTAATGACAACACGGACGGCATTGTCAGCTTTGGCGAGCTGACTGAGGGCGAAAAACTGGTCTTTGATATTAAAAATATCGTTGCTAAGTTTTTTAATTTTAGCGAAAGCCAGCCATCTACAAGTGAAGGTGACACCGCCAATCCAAGCACGGACGATATGCCAAAAACCGATACTGATGGCGATGGTAAATCCGACGACTCAAATTCCAACCCCAATCCCAATTCCACCAACAACCAAAGCGAGACTGCAATGAATGAATTAAATGACGCTGTGGCACGAGCCGAAAAAGCCGAAGCTGAACTTGCCAAGTTTAAAGCCGAACAAGCCAAAAAAGAGCGAGATGTGGCAAATCAGGTCAATGCCAATTTTGCCGAAAGTCTGGTCAAAGACGGCAAGATTAAGCCCTGCGACAAAGAACTTTTGACCCAAGTGTTAAACTTTGCCGAATTTCCTAATGATACCACCGCTGACTTTGGCGAAGGCGATGACAAAAAGCCGTTGGCAGCCGCCTTTAAAGAATTTTTGGGCAATTTGCCAAAACAGCATTCGCACCTGACCGACAAAGTCACCAAAAGCACGGCAAATTTTAGCGAAAGCCTGACCCACCACGAGCGAGCGGTCGCTTTGATGAAAAGCGATAACATCAGCTATGAAGAAGCTGCCCGCCGTACGGCTTAATTTTTAACATCATTTAGGAGCATATCATGAGTGCAACACATCTATCACACCTGCGTGGCAAAGACGAGGTCTTAACCAATCTTGCCTTAGGTTATATGCAGGCGGACTTTATTGGCGAGCGGATTATGCCTGTGGTTTATACCGATAAAGAAGGTATTAAGGTGCCAGTTTTTGGCAAAGGTTCGCTGGTGGAATATGAGACCGAGCGAGCGGTCGGTGCAGCCAGCAACATCATCACGCTAGATAAGTCCACCACAATGCCTGTGGTGCTAGAAGAACACGACTTAGCCGCAGGCGTGGACTACCGAGAACAGCACGAGAGTCAATTTGATGAACACGCCAAAGCCACCCGCCGTGTGGTGCAAGGGGTGCAACTTCGCCAAGAAGCTGAAATCGCTCGCCTTATCCAAACAAAATCGGTCTATGCCAATGCCCACAGCAAGGACTTTGCATCTGCCAAGTGGACAGAAGACGATGCCGATATCCAAACCATCATTGACGATGCCAAAGAGCAGGTGCGTAGTGCAGCAGGCGTAACACCTAAGACGCTTGTGCTAAGTGGTCAGGTCTACACCCAAATCCGTCGAAGTGCCAAACTTCGCTCGCTGATTAGCGACAGTACCAATAAGCCCTTACTCAATGTCGCCACCTTAAAAGAGCTGTTAGAGCTTGATGAAATTCTCATCGGTAATGCGGTGTCTATCCCTGTGGGCAATAAGCAAACTAAACCGATTTGGGGCAATTTTGCCAGTCTGATTGTCCGCCCAGACCAAGTGCCAAGTGGCAATGACGAGGGCGTGCCTGCGTTTGGCTATACTTTCCGTCGTCGTGGGTTGCCTGTCGTGGACAGATATGATGGCGAAGGCGGTAAGGTGCAATATGTGCGTTATACCGACATCAGAAAGGCTGCTGTCGTGGGCGGTGCGTGTGGCTTTTTGTTTGAAAATGTGATTTAACCTTTGGAGATTAAAATGACCAAAATTACCCAAGAAGACTTGCAAGCCTTGATTGCAAAAGAAGAGTATGCCCGCTTTGGCGAAACCTGCACCGTGTGTGCTTTAACTTTAAAAAGTGGCTATACCGTGATTGGCAAATCTGGCTGCATTGACCCAAAACAGTTTGATGAAAACATTGGGCGTAAAATTGCCTTTGATAATGCCATTAACGAGCTATGGGCATTACACGGCTATCACATCAAAAACACGCTTTTACAGGGAGAATAACAATGGCAAATCCAACCAAATCAGCAATCATTGCTGTAACAATGCTGGCAATGAGCGAGCTTATCGGCAATCGTTTTGTATCCGCCAAAGGCAAACAAGCCACAGCCGATGACCCTATTTTTGGTATCGTGCCTGTGGACGCAAAATCTGGCGAGTCCGTAGCAGTAGAAATTTTGGGCGTAGGCATTGTGGAATCTGGTGGTGCGATTGAGCAAGGCGACAAAGTGGCTTCCGATGCCCAAGGCTGTGCCATCAAATCCGAGACTGGGCAATTTCTTGCCCTATCATCGGCAAGTGGTGCAAACGAACCCGTCAAAGTCCTATTAAGATAAGGAGCAAGTAATGAAAAAAGTGCAAGTAAATACGCCTTTAATCCTTGAACAAAATGGCGAGCTGGTACGCATTGAAACAGGTCAAATCATTGATTTGATAGATGAAGTATATAGCGAAGTCTCCGCCCATACCACGCTACTTGATGATGTGTCAGATGAGCCAGTCGAACCTGTATCCGAGCCAGTTTTTGAGCCACAGCCAATACCAGAACAAGCTGAGCCAACACTTGATGAAGTCGCCCCACAAGTGGACGAAACTGCCAATGGCGACACAGCGAGCGATGAAGTGGCTACTACCGAAACTGCCGAACCTAAAAAATCCACTCGTAAAAAGGCTTAACCAATGACCCATACCACCCCTCATGTCAGCCGTGAAGATATGGTTGCCTTGTGTAGCAAGGTAGAGCTTATCCAGCTTAGTCGTGATGACCTAGAAAACCATTATGATTATGAAGGCATTGAGCCTGATTGGGCGGTGGTGGATAAGGCAATTACTTACGCCTGTCAAGTGGCGGACGGCTATTTGGCGGGGCGTTATGCTCTGCCTTTGCAATCTGTGCCAACGCTACTAAACACTTGGTGTGGCGACATTGCAAGATATTGGCTACACAAACGGCGGATTAACGCCAGCGAAATGCCAAAAACCTTGCAAACCGCCTATGACGATGCTTTAAAAATGTTAAATCTTGTCCAAACTGGCAAAATGCACCTGTTTGCCACCGACCTTACCAAAAACGAAAACGCCTTACAAAAAGAGCGTGGGGCGTACCGAGTGCGTTCTCGTGGCAAATCAGATTGGAGTGGTTACTGATGACAGACAGCGTTACTTTGGCGATTTTGACAAGTGTGCGAGAAAAACTTCGCCAAGGCTTGCCAAGCATTGAAGTGGATTTGTTTCCTGATAATCCTGCCAGTTATCGCTTTATTCACGCTGTTGGGGCGGTATTGATTGGTTATCAAGGGTCGGATTATGAGATGACGGACGACACGCACGCCATTGTCCAAACTCGTAAATTAACCTTTTCACTTACCGTTTTTGGGCGTGGTGTGCATCACGACAAGGGGGCAATTAGCCTACTTGACAAAGTGCGAGCGGTCATCACAGGCTTTCGTCCTAAGCATTGCAACAAAATTCATCTATTAAGCGAACGCTATCTGCACCAAGACGGTGGAGCGTGGCAATATGAATTAAAAGTACGCACCGAGACCCAAAGTGTGGAAGTCTGTCAGCCTGATAACCGCCCAAAAGTGGTGCAAGTCCACACAAGACAACCCACAGACGAGCTAAACCCCAACTTAAAACCAAAAACCCCTTAAAAGGAGTATTTTATGTCTTTTCATCACGGCACCGAAACCAAACGCATTGACGGTGGTTCTAGCCCTGTTTACACGGTTAATGGAGCGATTACCGCCATTGTTGGCACAGCCCCCATTGGCGATGTCAATGTTTTAACTCTTTGTCAAACCGCCAAAGATTTTGCCCAGTTTGGCGGTGATGAAGCCACCAAAGCAGGCTTTACCTTGCCTGACGCTGCTCATATCTGGACACGCTACAAAGCAGGCATTGCTTATGTGGTCAATGTCTGTGACCCTGCTCGTCACAAAACTGTGGTTACTGACGAAGTCTTGACCGTAAATGTTAATACTTTGACCGCCAAAACCCGCAAATCTGCCATTCAACGGGGTTATACTGTCAAAGATGGTCAAACGGTGCTATCTGCCGACCGTTATGAAATCAACACTTTAACAGGCGAGATTACTTTTAAAGCTCGTCCGACCGCCCCAACGATTAGCTACACCTACACCGACCCCACCAAAGTAACCGAAGCCGACATTTTGGGTGGATTTGTGGCAAGTACAGGCAAACGCACAGGACTTGAACTTTTAACCGAAGGCTTTGGTAAATTTGGAGCGGATGCAAAAATCATCATCGTGCCAGAGTATGACAAGACCGCCACGGCAAGCAGTGCAATGATTACCATGGCAAATAAATTAAACGCCATCGCCTACATCAACGCCCCCAAAGGAACTAGCTTATCCACCGTCCTACAAGGGCGTGGGGCGACTGGCACGATTAACTTTAACACCAGTAGCGACCGTGCCGAGCTGTGCTATCCTTATGTGGTGGGCATTCTTGGTACAGAACACCTTGCCACGCATTTGGCGGGTCTGCGTATGAAAGTGGATGTGGATAAAGGCTATTGGCATTCAAAATCCAACCACGAGCTACTTGGTTTAACCGCCCTAGAAATCCCTTTGACCGCTCGTATTGATGACCCACAGTCTGAGACCAACCGCCTGAACGAAAAAGGCATTACCACCGTCTTTAACAGCTATGGCACTGGCTTTCGAGCGTGGGGCAACCGCTTGGCGTGCTTTCCGTCCGTCAGCCACATCAAAAACTTTGAAGTCGCTCAACGCACAGGTGACATCATTGATGAGTCTATCCGCCAGTTTGAGTTGCAATATGTGGACAGACCGATAGATGATGCGTTAATTGATAGCCTTATCGAGGGCATTCGCACTTATTTGGGAACGCTTAAATCCATTGTGGGCTACTCGGTGTCATTGGATTATGAATACGACCTTGTGGACGCATTTAGCAAAGGGCAAATTCCGCTGGTCTATGACTACACGCCAAAACTACCAGCCGAACGCATTACCAATGCCAGCGTAATGACAAGAAAATACTTGGTCAATTTGACTGGTAAAAAATAAGGGGAAAAGCAATGCAAATTAACGCCATTTTTAACGCCAACATTTACGTAAACGGCAACAGCCTACTCGGTCAAGCCAGCGAAATCAAACTACCTGATGTGGAAGTCAGTCAAGATGAATACAAGGGTCTTGGACTGGTCGGTACGATTAAGCTACCATCAGGCGTAGAAGCGATGGAGGGCGAGATTACTTGGAACAGCTTTTATGAAGAAGTATTTGCCACTGTCTATCACCCATTTAAGGCGGTACAATTGATGGTGCGTGCTGACATTCAAAAGCACGATGCACAAGGCTTGGCAAGCGAGGTGCCACTGGTTACAATCCTAACAGGCACATTCTCCAAAAACCCTTTGGGAAGCTACAAACCCAAAGAAAAGGCGGAGTTTTCCAGCACTTTTCAAGCCCACGAAGTGCGTCAGCTGGTGGACGGTAAAGAAATCTTTTATTTTAATGCCTTTAAAAATGAGTATCGTGTGAATGGCACGGATGTGCTGGCGAACTTTCGTAGGGTGGTGGGGGCGTAACGCCCATACCCAAACAAAACCCCCAAACCGTGAGATTTGGGGGTTTATTGGTATTTGAGCTTAGGGCATTGGGGTAAGTTTTAGCTCCACAGTTTTTAGACGCTCTTTTATCATTGATAAGGTGTCAATAAAACTGGTGTGCGACAGCTGAATGGTGTCTGTGTTGGTCTGTGATGCCCCCAAATCAATCATCACATCAAGCAAGCCAATCACTTCGCTTAGGGGAATGGTGTCCCATTCTTCAATCATCATCTTCATCTTACACCCCCAAAGTTAGCTGTGCTTGTTTCATTGACTTGTAGCCGAGCTGTCCCATTGCCACAAATTTGGCGTTTGGCGTATAGTCAATAAACCCCAAGCGAGCCAGTTTTGATAAGCGGTGGCGAATGGTGGTGTCAGACACCCCAAGCAGTAGTGCCATCTCTTTTTGGGATAAGTCCTTGTTGTAGTAGCCGATAAGCTTTAACAGCTCTGGCTGTGTCCGCAGTACTTCGTCTTGGAGTTCATCAATCAGCCAAGCGGTGTCGTTATCCACTTTATCTAGTAGGGCGTGTTGGCTGTGGGCTTGCTTTTCCATTGCAATGAAGTAACGGCGAGCTTGTTTACCTTTTTCGTTGCGTTCTACCATTGACAGTTCTTTTGCCATATCAAGAGTGATGTGGTATTCGGTGGTTGGGCGACCGCCAGTTGGGGTTTTCCATAAATTTATGGAAAAGTCTTGACCTTCTACAAAATCGTATTTTTCAATACGCTTTCTTATCCAGTCGGAGAAGTCTTGCCCACTTTCTAGGAAAGTATGCAAATCTCGTGCATTGACAAGGGGTTGAAGTTCGCCATTGAGATTGGCGGTGTGGGTGGGGACAAGTTGAGTTGTCATTTCGTTATTCCTTTTGATGGAAACCCTAAATCTTAGGGTGGTCGGGGGCTCAAAAGTCGTAACGAAAGCGACCGAGCTAATTTCCCAAAGGGTATTGTATTCGCTGCACCCCCGACCATATTTTTAAGGTTTTTATCTTTTTGCATAGGCAAAAAAATACCACAGTAACGCTTGTGGGAGCGTTCGTTATAAAGGCTTTTGAGACCTTGGGATATTTGCATATCTTGGAGCATATTATACCCCACTTTTTCACTGTATGCAACAGCCTTTCACTTTTTTTATCTAAATTTTTCTTAAAACCCTTTAAAAGACCCTGTCCTTGCCACGCTCTATAATAATCCCTGTGCAACGCTAGTGGGGTGCTTAGTTGCCCCACATATTTTATCCTTGATTTATCAGACAGTTATCGGAGCGGTTATGAGCATTAGCATCACCCTAAACTATCCCATCACCCTAGGCACAGGCGAGACCCTTGACACCCTAAGTGTCCGCCGTGCCAAAGTCAAAGACATCAGAAAGATGAGCGAACACAAAAACGATGCCGACAAAGAAATGCACCTACTGTCCGCCTTGACGGGACTTGTGCCAGAAGACCTTGACAACCTAGACATCAGCGACTATGCCAAGCTACAAGAAGTGATGAAGGAGATGGCGGCGGGAAAGTAGAGGAGCTGGACGAGGCACTCGCTGACCTTGCGTGGTGGTTTGGCTTTGGTCATTTTGAGCTTGAAAATATGACCATCTGTGATGTCAAACGCTGGATAGCCCAAGCCAGCCGCCAAATAAAGGCTGGCTATCAAAAAACCGCCTTTTAGGGGCGGTTTGGGGTGGGTTCTTTTGTGGGGTCTTGTACGCCATAGCGAATTAACTCGTAAATCTCTCTAAACAACTCAAACAAGGCACGCACAATCTCAAAGGAGATTTTAAGCAAACTCCACACCGCAGGCAATAAAGCAACAAACGCATAGCCAAGCAAAAACCCAATAATCGCACTTGCAAGCATACACACCCCCTTAAATAATTAGGACTATTGTACCTTATGGCAACCGAATTATCAATATCCATTGTCGCAACCGCCGCCATCGGTGGGGCAATGAGAGCCTTTACTCAGCTTGGCGGTGGCGTACAATCCTTGCGGTCAGCCACTCGCATTGCAACCGATGAACACAGACGACTGGGCGGACAGATTGACCGTGCGATGACCAGGGGGTCTGGCAATGTGGGCGAGTTGATTGGGCAGTATTATCGGCTTGGCGATAGTATCAGAAGTGTCAATCGTGTGGCAGATATGCGAACTCGTGTAGATGCCCATATTGAAAATGGTAGACAAGTTCGTAGTGCCTTAATGGGCGAAGCGATGGACTTGGTGGGTCTTGGGGCGACGGTTGCGATGCCTGTCAAGCTTGCCATTGACTTTGAAAGTGCGATGGCAGATGTCAAAAAAGTGGTGGATTTTGATACGCCACAGCAGTTCAAACAAATGCAAGACGACATTTTAAGGCTGACCCACACCATTCCAATGGCAGGAACAGAGATTGCACAAATCGTTGCCGCAGGTGGGCAATCAGGTGTGGCTCGTGAAAACCTGCTCGGCTTTGCAACTAACGCCGCCAAAATGGGTGTTGCCTTTGATATGGCAGCAGGAGACGCTGGTAAGGCAATGGCAACGCTGTCTAATGTCCTAAAAGTACCGATTGAAAACATTGACCGTCTTGGCGATGCCATTAACCATTTGTCAGACAATGCCAACTCAAATGCCGCCGACATTGTCAATGTGCTTACTCGTGTGGGCGGTACTGCTAGACAATTAAAGTTGACCGAAAATCAGGCGGCGGCTCTTGGTTCTACTTTTTTGAGTATGGGTAAACCGCCAGAACTTGCTGCACAAGCAATGGAGGGTATGCTCTCTACAATGGCGATGATGAAAACGGGCAAATACGATGACGACTTAGCAAGGCTTGGCTACAAGACAGGCGAATTTGCCCGTGCGATGAACGAAGATGCACAAGGAGCAATTACCCAATTTTTGCAAAAAATCAAAGAGTTGCCAGAAGATGACCAGTATCCCTTTTTGACAAAATTGTTTGGTAGTAACTATAACGATGATGTGCAACTGTTGGCAAATAGCGTTGGTGAGTATGGGCGACAGCTTGACCTACTCAATGAAAAAGACCCATCAGGCAATCTAAGCTATCTTGGCTCAATGACCAGAGAGTTTGACAACCAAGCCGCCACAACCGCAAATCACATCAAAACCCTAAAAAATCAAATGGTGGATTTGGGGGTCAAAGTTGGCTCTGCGGTATTGCCAACCCTTGTGGGACTGGTAGGTCAGATTAGTCCAATCGTTACCAGACTGATTGAATGGATTTCCGCCAATCCTGCTTTGGTTAAAGGATTGGTAACGGTTGTGGGTTCTTTGTTTGCTTTTCGTGCCAGTGGTATTGCTGTCAGATTTTTGTTAAATGGGCTGTCATTATCGATTTTTGGCGTGGGCGGTCAGTTGCTTGGTTTTGTGGGGATTTTTCAAAAGTTTAGATTGGCGTTTGCTTTATTTAGTATGAATAAACCAGCGTCCGCCTTGCAGTTATTTGGCTTAACTTCACGCCAAGCAAGAACGGCGGTATTGGCATTTGGCAAAGGTATGACTTTTGTCAAATCAGGCATTACCGCCCTAACTTCCGCCTTTGGTAGGCTTGGCTCGCTCTCTGGCGTGTTCAATGTTCTGCGAGTGGCAGTAATGGGCTTTGGTAAGGCACTTTTAACCACGCCGATTGGTTGGCTTGCCCTTGCGTTGGCAGGTGTGGCATTGGTGGTTTATAAATATTGGACTCCGATTAGCTCATTCTTTATGGGTCTGTGGGACGGCATTATGACAGGCGTTGCTCCATTGTTGGCAACTTTTAGCGGCATTGGCAGTCAATTATCAGCCACTTTCGCCCCTGTGGTGGCGGTGCTTGGTGGACTATGGGCAAGTATTGCCCCACTTGTTGCCCCAATCATAGATTGGTTCGGTCAATTTTTTGCCCAAAGTCAAATGGCAGGCGATGGGGCAAGGTCAATGGGTCAAACCGTTGGGGCGGTCATTATTGGCATTGTTAATATTGTTGTTGGGGTGGCAAGCACCATTATTGGCGTATGGAGCGGTGCGTTATCCACGCTCTTTGCGGTGGCGGGCAGTATTTGGAATGGCATTCGCTCACTCTTTACGATAGCGGTGGCAGGACTGCGTGCAGTTATCTCTGGATTTAACCCCGTCTCCGCCTTTTCCACTGCTTTTTCTGCTGTTTGGGGCTTTTTAAGTGGCTTGGTTGGTCGCTTTCGCACCTTTGGGGTCAATATCATTCAAGGCTTGATTGGTGGTATCAAATCAATGGCAGGAGCTGTGGTTGGGGCGATTAGTAGCACCGTGGGCAATGTCGCTGGTACCGCCAAAAGAATGCTTGGTATTAACAGTCCTAGCCGTGTGTTTCGTCAATTTGGCTCGTGGGTGTCCGAAGGCTTGGCGATTGGTATTGACAAAGGCGGTCAAAAGCCTGTGTCCGCCATTGGCTCTGTCGCAAGTGGCGTTACGGCAAACTTTGGGGCAAAAATGGGCAATCTGTCCGCCCAAATCAGCACAAGCGTGGGTCAGCATCAAGACAGAATGACAAATGCCAACGCCATCAACTCTCAAAGTCAAGGCAATATTACCATTCACTTTAATCCCACCATTAACGCAGGTGGCGGCGATATGAGTAAAATTGAAAGAGCCTTACAATTATCCCAAGCCGAGTTTGAAAAGATGTTTAACCGTATGCAACAAGACAAAGCACGGAGAGCCTACTGATGTACGCAATGCTAGGGCAGATTCCCTTTGAAATGACCGACAGCTTTACCGCCCTTACCACCACGCACAACGCCAAATTTGCCTATCACGAAGTGATACAGGGCAAGCCACGCACACAAGGCTTGGGGTTACTGCTTGATAAACTCAAATTTAGCTTACGCCTACATTGGCGACTGGGCGATGTGAGTCAGCAGTATCAAGCCCTGCACCAAGCCTTTATTTCCCAAGACGCACAGGCACTGGTTACAGGCTCAGGGCAGATGATAGGCTTTTATACCATTGATAAACTATCCGTAACCACCACCGCCCAAAACGACACGGGCGATACTTTGGCGATGGACATTGATGTGGATTTGACTGAGTTTATCGGCGACCCCACCGCCCCAAACCCCACCCCAGCCATTGCCACGATGGACAGCGTGCCGTTATTGTCAGTCAAAGACGACAGTATCAATGCTCCCATAGACATAGAGACAGCAAGCCTAATGGCAGATGTGGGGGTGTGGCATAGAAGTAGTGGACTGCTTGATGGCATTGGGGCAAAACTTGCCTTGTTGAATGAACTCAAAAACGACCCTGCTCGTTATGCTTTGACCTTATCAGAAATCGTATCAGACGGCACTGGCATTATCAAAGGCTTATCAAACATTCCTGCTTTGTCCGCTTATGCTGACAAATTAGACGGTATGGGCAAGTTTGGCACCGCGGTAGCGGATACGCTGGGCAAGGTGGGCGTTGGTATTGGGGCGGTGCAAAGTGGCAATCTGACACAGGCAAAAACCGCCTTTACAGGGGCAATGGGAGCAATGAGCATTGGCAAATCCACCGTGTCTAAACTCACCGCCAAAATCGCCAGTAAAAAACCATTAAAGGGGCTGTTTAGATGAGTAGCGTATTAATCCACACCTGCAATGAACACGACCGCTTTGACTTAATCGCCCATCGCTATTATGGCACGGTGGATGAGATTGGGCGGATTATGGACGCCAATCCACAGCTTGCCCTATCTGAGACCTTGACCGCAGGCACGACCGTGCTTGTGCCGATTATCCAAAAATCACAAGCCAAAAACACCAATCTACCCCCTTGGTTTAGAGATTGACAATGATACAAAATACAGACAAGCCCAAATTTGCTGTCATCTATGAGCAAAAAGACATCACAAACGCCATCACGCCTTATCTTTTGGAAATCACTTATACTGACTATTTGTCAGACCAATCGGACGAGATTGCTTTAACACTTGAAGATGTGAATGGCGACTGGCTGTATGATTGGTATCCTGACAATGGCGATGGTGTGGAGCTGTCGCTGGCTGATGATACAGGCGAGCTTGTGGCATTGGGGCGATTTGAGATTAGTGAGATTGAGTACCGCTATCCACCGTCTGTGGTGGTGTTAAAGGCACTCTCGACAGGCATTAGCAAGGCAAACCGCACCAATCAAGCCAAAGTCTATAAAGACACCACCCTTGCCGACATTGTCCGCACGGTGGCAAAACGCTTAAATCTGTCCGTAACTGGGCAAATCAGAGACATTAAAATCACCACCGTAACCCAGTATCAAGAGCGAGATGTGGAGTTTTTGACCCGCCTTGCCAAGACTTATGGGCATAGCTTTAAGATTGTGGATAAGACTTTGGTTTTTTACGACAATGAAAAGCTGGGCAAAAATGAAGCGGTGGCGGTGCTGGACAAAACTTCGGTCATTGATGTGCGTTTTCGTGATGTCATCAAAGACACACCAAGTGAAGTACAGGTTTCCACCTACAACACCCAAAAGAAAGAAACCATTACCAAAACCGCCAAGCCCAAACCCAAAAGAAAAGGGGCAAAACCTACCGCCACCGACACCCTAAAAATCACCGCCCCCAACAATGCCACCGACGGCGAAGCACAAGCAATGGCAAATGCCCACGCCCAAAACCAAGCGGACGAGCAAATCGCAGGGGAAATTGAACTGGTGGGAAACGCAATGCTTGTTGCTGGACAGGCGATTTTAGTGCAAGACTTTGGTAAATTTAGCGGTAAGTATTTGGTGAAACAAGCTCGCCATACCCTAAATAACCAAGGTTTTTTAACCACGATTGAGATTAAAATGCTTGAATACATTGACCCAAGAATGAGCGACCCAAAAGACAACGAAACGCAGGAAAACTCCAATGAATTACGCTCATAACAACCTATCCGCCACGCTCCAATTTGGCGAAGTGAGTGAAATTAACCCAAAAAGCCACAAAGTGAAAGTAACTTTCAATGCCTTGGAAAATATGCAGAGCGACTGGCTCCCTGTCATCACAATGGGAGCAGGTGGCAATCAGTTCTACGCCTTGCCCGATGTGGGGGCAACCGCTGTGTGCTTGATGAATGCGGGTGGCGATGGCGGTGTGGTACTTGGCGTGATTTATAATGACAAAGATACCACACCAACCAGCAATGGCGAGCTGTGGGTCAAGCGATTTAGTAATGACACCGTCATTAGCCACAACCGCCAAAACGGACAAATCATCGTAGAAACGAGTGGCGATGTACTGATAAAATCTGCAAAGAAAGTAACGCTTGACACCCCAAGTACCGTCATGACAGGCAATGTGCAGGTACAAGGCAAATTGACCGCAAGCATAGATGTGGTGGGCGGTGGGGTCAGCCTAAAATCGCACACGCACGGCGGTGTCGCTGGTGGCAACAGCCGAACGGGTACACCTTAGATTTTTCTTAAAACCCTTTAAAAGACCCAAATTCCAAAACCCCCTACAATACACCCAATCACTTTGGGTGTATTTTTTTGTAGGTCTCAAAATGACAGCCACCAACCACCGCCATTGGCAATTATCATCTAACAGCACGGCAATCACGGATATTGATGATATTCATCGCTGTATTGAGATTATTTTGACCACCAAAAAAGGCTCTGATGTCTTGCGACCAACCTTTGGCTCGGCTCATTTGGATTATCTGGACGCACCGACTGACATTTTAATCCCTAATGTGGTGCGTGAAATTCATTTGGCAATTCAAACTTGGGAAAGACGAGCCGTGATTAAAGACATTTGTTTTATGGGGCAAGCACCGCATTTAACAATGATGATTGATTGGCAAGTGGCGGACAGTGTCAAAGGCGAGATTTATAAAAGCGAATTTATACTTTAAGACACAGATTTGATAAACATAAGAGCATAGGGGCAAGGCGTGGCATTACCAAAACGAGAAAACCTAAAAATCGTGGACGATGACATTGCCACGATTTTAAGCGAAACTATCAAAGATTATGAAGCTCGTGCAGGCAAAGTCTTACAACCTGCTCATATTGAACGCTTGCTTATTAACACCTTTGCTTATCGTGAATTATTACTACGAAAACAGCTCAACGAAGCCTACCGCCAACAGCACATTCCCTATGCCACAGGCTTAATGCTTGATGTCGCTGGGGCGGACTTTGGCACAAATCGCTTAACGGCACAGCCAGCTGATACCTTGATTGAATTTAGTGTAAAGCCTGATGAGATTGGTAATGTGACCATTACCATTGACAAGGGTACAGAAGTCTTGGCAGGCAATGTCGCCTTCGCCACCGTACAGAGCGGACAGCTGACCCAAAGCGCGCCAAGAATTACCTTGTCTGCTATCTGCACTCAAACAGGCATGGTGGGCAATGGCTATGCCGTAGGGCAAATCAATGCGCTAAAAAGCCGTCCACACCCTACCATCAGCGTGTCCGCCAAAAACACCACCATCAGCCAAAATGGGGCAGATGTGGAAAATGACGACAGCTACCGTGAGCGGATTATGCTTGCCTTTGAGCGGTTTAGTAATGCAGGCTCAAAAGGGGCGTATGCCTATTTTGCCCGCTCAGTTAGTCAGGAGATTATTGATGTCTATGTAGGCAATGCCATAGACCGAACAGGACAGCCTATTGGCGGTACAGTGGCGGTGTATTTGCTTGGCAAGACAATGCCAGTCTCCGATACGCTAATTCGTGAAGTGAATAAAGCTTTGAATGATGAAAAGGTACGCCCCCTATGCGATACAGTCACGGTCAATAGTGCCAAAGTGGTTAATTTTACGCTCAACGCAGAGCTGACCACCTTTACAGGGGCAAATGCTGATGAAGTCTTAGCAAATGCCAAAAGTGCTTTTAATGTTTATCAAAAAGAGACAGAAAGCAAACTTGGGCAAGATGTTGTTCCCTTAAACCTTGCCAAAACTTTACAAGTGGCAGGCGTTTATGATGTCAAACTCATTAGTCCAAGCCTCATAAACATCCCTGACGATACGGTCGCCATTTGTAAGACTATCAATATTAGCATTGTGGGGCAAACCGATGGATAAGCTCATTTATGCCGATGTGATTGCCAAAGAGCAAACCTTTACCGCTTTGGCGGATTTAGGACTTGCCCTTGATGATTTGCCAATAGATAAGCTACTCATTCGCTTGATTGATTTGGTGGATAGTGAGCATTTACCCATTTTGGCGGACAGTATGAGCGTGGCGGGAGTGGATGGCTATTGGCTTGCCGAGAGCGATGAAGCAAGGCGAAATCTCATCAAAGGGGCGTATGACCTACATCGTTATAAAGGCACACCGTGGGCAGTCAAAGAGATTGTCAGACGGCTTGGCTTTGGCAATGCCACGCTTGAAGAAGGTTTTGGTGGTAAACGACACAATGGTGAGATTACAAGGCGAGACGGTGTCTATAACTACGGACATTCTGACCGCTGGGCGTATTACCGCATCATCATTCACGAACCTATCACGATTGAACAGGCGAACCTACTTAGAAAGACTTTGTCCGCCTTTGCCCCTGCCAGATGTATCTTGTCCGCCCTTGACTTTACACAGGCAAGCATTCGGCATAATGGCAAAATTACCCGAGATGGCAGATACACTCGTGGCACGGCTTAACTGACTTTAATTTGTAAGGAAAAGATTATGGCAAACTTGCAAGAAACACCCACTTGGGAAGCTGGTATTTATCAGCTTGAAACTTCCGACCCCGTGATGGGCGGTGAAAACGGTATTGACAATAGAGCTCCAAGACAGCTTGCCAATCGTACTCTGTGGTTAAAAAATGAGCTGGCAAGGCAGATTGGAGCGGTCAATAGTGGCAAACTTGGCAAAACTGAGAATGCGGTATCTGCCACCAAACTGGCTACCGCTCGCAATATTGCAATGACAGGGGACGGCTCGTGGAGTGTGAATTTTGACGGCTCACAAAACGCCACAGGTGCGATGACTTTGGCAAATACTGGCGTAACCGCAGGCTCTTATAATTCAGTAACGGTGGACGCTAAGGGTCGTGTAACAGCAGGTCTGACCCAAACGCACGGACTTGTTACCGCCACCACCGCCCAAGGCACGGCAAATACCGCCACCACGAACGGCAACACATTCTTAAACATCGTAGCAAGTGGCGTGGGTCAGACAGCATCTGTTGGGTCAAGCACACAAATTACAGGCACGAACGGTATTACGGTATCAAGTGATACGGCAGGTAAACTCATTGTTGCTCGTGATAGTAACTCGCCAACGGCAACCAAGCTACAAACCCCACGCACCATCAACGGCGTGGCATTTGACGGTACGCAAAACATCGCAATCACTGATAATACCAAAGCCCCTGCCGACCATCGCCACAACTGGAATGAGATTGATGGTAAGCCTAGTGCTTTTACGCCATCAAGCCATACGCACGCTTGGAGCCAGATTACAGGCGTACCAAGTGCTAGCACAACTACGCAGGGCATTGTCCAGCTTAATGACACCTTGACAAGCACCGCCACCAATCAGGCTTTAACCGCAAATCAGGGTAAGGTACTCAAAAGTGAGCTTGATGAAAAAGTTCGTGTCTCAACACTCGCTCGTGGTACAGATGTACGTACCATTAAAGATGATGGAGTGTATGCACTGGCAGGTGGTGGGGTAAACCTGCCAGATACGCGTGCCTACAAACTTTTTAGCATGGGTGGCTCAAGCAAAACATGGGTGCATCAACTGGCTATCTGTGCCTATTCAACAGAAATGTGGCTATCCTCGCAAGTATCCGCAGGTAGTGAAGAATGGTTGCCGTGGGTGCGTATAGATGGTGCTGACTGGGAGAGCATCCGTGGCAAACCCAACAATTTAGCTTACACATCAAGCAATGTCGCTACCGCCACCAAACTTGCCACCGCTCGCCAAATTGCCCTGACTGGAGATGGCACAGGGCAAGCCAATTTTGACGGCTCGGCTAATGCCAGTATCGCTCTGACCCTTGCCAACTCTGGCGTAACCGCGGGCTCTTATAATTCAGTAACGGTGGACGCTAAGGGTCGTGTAACAGCAGGTCTGACCCAAACGCACGGACTGGTTACCGCCACCACCGCTATAGGCACGGCAAACACCGCCACCACGAACACCAATACATTCCTAAACATCGTGGCATCTGGCGTGGGCAGTACGGCATCGGTCGGCTCAAGTACACAAATCACAGGCACGAACGGCATCAGCGTATCATCAGATACTGCTGGTAAGCTTATTGTTACTCGTGATAGTAACTCGCCCACGGCAACCAAGCTACAAACGGCTCGCAACATCGCCTTAACAGGAGCTGTCACTGGCAATGTCAATTTTGATGGGTCGGGGAATGTGAGTATGGCGACTACATTAACCAAGGCAACTGTACGAGACTTCAATCGCACCATAAACGGCACAGCAACAGCATTGGGTGGCACAACCAATACCATAGAGATGACAGGTCAAGTGGTGGTGTCCGCTGATGGCTTAATTAGACAATATTTTCACTTGAAACATTTTAGGGATTGGTGGTTTGGGCGAGATGATAATGCGGTAGGCTATCAAAATCACGATATTGCCAACTATAAAATCCCAATTGCTTTATGGACGGCTATGCCAAACAAAGTCCTATCTGTACAAGCTCAAACAATGCGAAGTAGCGACATTGCTTCATCAGCTCAATTTTCATCAGAAGCAGCCGAACACGAAGTGGCTTGGGCATTTCGCAATCAAGGCATTGACAAAAGCAATGTTTGGCTAAATCTATCAAGAATGCACGGCGGTGCATCTGAACATATTGATTTATTTGTGATTGTGGAGGGTTATTAATGTATTACATACACTTGATTGATGATGACGGGCGTTTTGAGCTGATTGACGGTGAGCTGTTATTTCTATACGACATCGATGTAGATGATTTGATTGCTGTGAGCGATGACGATTATAGTCGATATTGCCAAAATCACAAAGGCGATACCCGCTTTATTGATGGCAAATTTGTTTTTAATGATGCGCAAATTGACCTAGAAGCCATCAAAAAACAGCACCAATCGCAAATCTGGGAAGCCATCAAACAAAAACGCCACACCATCACTCGTGGCGGGGTTTATGTCAAATCAGTCAAAAAGTGGTTTCATACGGACGATAGCTCTCGCACGCAGTACCTTGCCTTGCAGATTTTGCCTGAGCTACCGTCAGAGCTTATGTGGAAAACGATGGATAACAGCTTTGTCAGATTAACCAAGCCACTCATCACTGAGCTTGCAATGACGATTTTACAGTCCGAACAAGCTGACTTTGCCAATGCTGAAAAGCACCGTTTGGCAATGTTACAAGCTGAAAAACCCTTGGAATACGATTATTCAAAGGGTTGGACAGCCATTTATGAACAAGGAGCTATCAATGAATAAAGTCTATCTTGCCTGTTACCGTGGGCGTGGCGATAAGCTCGCTCACCGCCTATGCGATGGCGTTACCCGCTTTTTTACTCGTGGCAAATACAGCCATACTGAGATTGCCATTGCCTTGCCTGACGGTCGTTACCAATGCTATTCATCAAGTGTGCGTGAAGGCGGTGTCCGCACCAAAATCATGCCCTTAAATCCTGACAAATGGGACTTAATCGCTCTTGATGGCATTTCGCCCGAACAAATTATCCGTTATTACCGACAAAATCACGGCTTAGGTTATGACCTTTTGGGGGCGTTGGGCTGTGTGGTGGGACTACCACAAAACGCAGATAAATTCTTTTGTTCTGAGTGGTGCTATAACGCCATTTTTGGGTCAAATCAAGGCTTTCGGTTTAGCCCCAACCAACTTGCTGAGATTGTCCGCCATTTATCCATTTTGGATAACTAATTTTTAACTTTATTTAGGAGAAATCAATGCCAAATCCAAGTAACTACCCAACCCAAATCACACCACATTTTAGCTATCGTGAGCTGACCCGTAGCGAGACGGCGAGACGGCACGGCGTGAGTAATACCCCAAGCCAAGCTGACCTTGCCAACATCACTTATACTGCTAATCAGCTTGAAAAAATCCGTGCCTATCTGAATGAAAAATACCAAAAACCCATCGCCATTATCGTCACTTCTTGCTTTCGCAGTAAAAAGGTCAATAGACTGGTTGGCGGTTCAAAGACTTCCGCTCATCGCTTTGGACTGGCGGCGGATTGTGATGCCACAGGCTTTACATCTGTGGCATTTGCCAAAGAAATCATCCAAATGCGAAACAAGGGCTTGATTGCCTTTGACCAGCTAATTTTGGAGTTTCCTGAAAGGGGTGATGGTGCGTGGGTACATATCGGCTTTAAAAAAGACGGTAAAGGTCAAAGAAATCAAATCTTAACCGCCACCAAACGAAACGGCAAAACCGTGTACTTACAAGGCTTACAAGGAGAATAAAATGACTTAAATTGCACAATAAAAGAAAAAGACGGTCGGTATGACAATGTTGGAGCATTGCCATACCAGCCACGCAGGTTGAGTGCGTAAGCCCAAAGAACCGCCTGCTTAGCTAAGCGGTGTTATTTTACCACAAAATCCATAGGATTACGCAAAAAATGAAACAGCGTTGCACAAAATGCGATAAACTTTTAGCCATTGGCACAGGCAATTTTGCCATTAAATGCCCAAGATGCAAAACCTTGAATCAAATCAATACCCAAACCAAAGAATGCCACGAGCATCATAACCCTTACAATAAGGAAACCTATGAATGCTCAAAACAATCCCCAACCAACCCAATCCACCTCTAACCAACCCACAAACCCAAAATCAAAACCCAGTGTCGGCAGTCTCTTTGCTGGCATTGGCGGATTTGACTTGGGATTTGAGTGGGCAGGTTTTTCAACCAGCTGGCAAGTGGAAATTGACCCCATTTGCCGAGCGGTTTTACAAGACCGCTTCCCCCACGCCAAGCAATTTGATGATGTCCAAACCTGCTTGCCAAAACTCCAAGCCTTGCCAAATGGCGGGGCCGCCCAAGTCATCATTGGCGGTTTCCCCTGTCAAGATGTATCAATGGCAGGAAAACGAGCAGGACTTAACGGCAAACGCACAGGATTGTTCTTTGATGCTATGGACATTGTCCGAGCAATTAAGCCAAGATTTGTCGTGCTTGAAAATGTCACAGGTCTCATCAATTCAAACGATGGCAACGACTTACAAGCAGTCATTGAAACGCTTGCCCAATGCGGGTATGTGGGGTTTTGGCGAGTGCTGGACAGCCGTTATTTCGGAGTCCCCCAAAAACGCCGTCGAGTATTCTTGGTTGCAGGTCTTGGAGAATACCCACCACTTAGCCTTATGGCTGACTTGGGGTCAGTGGAACGCATTTCTGGCAAGACTGAACCGCAATCGGGCTGGGCGGACGCACACCATACGCTACTGGCAGGGGTTGGTTCATCCGCCATCAACATCAATTGTGCCGATATCGTCGCTGTCCCAGACGGACGGGGTGCGATGGCTGTCAGGGAGCGAACGACTGTCGATGATGGGCTTTGCAAAGGATTGGATGAGACCAACGCTGTTGAGGCTAGGGCTGCGGGAAACGCCGTCTGTCCGCAAGTCGCACAGTTTATCGCAAGCCACTTAATGACGGCTTTTAACCCATAATTTAACCAGCATTCCAACCATTTTGAGTGTCTTGAACGCCTAACCATAGGAAAAATCGTTTATGACACTCAATTCATCATCTACCAATACCCCCAAACACCATAAAACCGCTCCATTGCCATTTACAGGGCAAAAGCGAATGTTTTTAAAGCGCTTTGAAAAAATCCTAAAAGACAATATCCCAAATGACGGCGAAGGCTTTACAGTGCTTGATGTCTTTGGTGGTTCTGGACTGCTTGCTCACAACGCCAAGCGTATTTTGCCAAAGGCAACAGTCATTTATAACGACTTTGACGGCTATGCCGAGCGTCTTACCCACATTCCCACCACCAATCGCTTACGTCAAGAGCTGTTTGAAATCTTAAAAGACGAGCCAAGAAGCGTGAAATTATCAAACACCGCCAAAGCCAAAGTCCTAGACCACCTTCGTAAAAGTGCCGACAACGGGACTTTTATTGATGTACAGACGCTGGCAGGTTGGCTGTTGTTTAGTGGACGACAAGTGGGCAATCTTGATGAGTTTTTGGCAGAGTCCACCTTTTATAACCGTGTTGTCAAAACTGACTACGACACCGCAGATGGCTATCTTGACGGACTTAGCCTTGAGTGCCTAGATTTTGAAAAGTTGTTACAAAAATACCAAGACACTCCAAATTGTTTACTGTTGCTTGACCCACCTTATCTATGCACCGCACAGGGGGCTTATGCCAAGCAAGGCTATTTTGGTATGACGAAATTTTTACGGCTGATGCAGTTTGTGCGCCCGCCCTTTATCTTTTTTAGCTCCACCAAAAGCGAGTTGATGGATTATATGGCTTATGTAGAGCAGTACGAGCCACCCACTTGGCAAAGAGTTGGCGAGTTTGAGCGGATTGTTGTCAATGCTCGCATTAACGCACAAATTGGCTATGAGGATAATATTTTGGTTAAGTTTTAA